AATTAGAGCACCGAACATATATTCGAAACGGCGTTCTTTCAAATGATTAACCATTGAACCAGCAGTTACTGATTCTTTTACGACTGTAGTATCTATCATAGGATCACATATCCGTCATAGGTTCACAGAGATATCCTCTGTGGTTACCAGGAACCATATCAACAAGGATAGACAAATTAGTCACATCACCAAGAGATAATGCATCAACAGCAATCAATCCACAAGGGAAATTGCCACCTTTGGCACGTTGGATACCAACACCATTAGTTGGATTAGTCTCAACTATTCTTAATGCATCATGAACCTGCATAAAAGGCAACTGATTTTCACCACCAGGATACAAAATCTGATTATAAGGCAATTCATCATTTTTATCTGTGGCATTACGAGCGATTTCAGAACTATCGTTTCCAACATTAAACATGTCTCTTAGCCAATTATCACCTGCACCAATGTCGGGAGCGACAGGATCGGGTGACTGTGGGTATGCACGAGAATCTGCATAACCTTCAAGAACACCACGGGAAAATCCTCCGTTATTGTTTATACCTACCATATGAAGTAGATATTCACGAGGTTCAATCAAAGAACCAGTAGCATCAGCAGCAGTATTAGGAATAACTATCTGAGAAGGCTCCCATTCGCCGCCAAGAGCAGCAATAGGAAGACCAATAAGGTCAGTAGTGATAGGCAACAAATTAGTTGCATTCAAATCAGAACCTGCTATCAAATAATCATCAACATGATTAGGATCAGCAAAAACTTTGAAATCTCTAAAAGCAGCTACGGCACTTTGAGCACCAGATTCATCAATTGTATCCATCTGTTGAGTGTTCCAAGCACGGAACGCTTTCTCCCATGCGTTAGAAGTAACCCAAGTATTTGGGAGTTTTTGAACAGTAATGTTCATCGGCTGCGAAGATATAAACTTAAATCCAGCAACAGCCCAATTTAGACCTTGACGGTAAAACCTACGGTTTAGAATTGACGCACATTGCGACAAATCAATATAAAATCTATCGGATGCACCAATAGGAACACCACTAGCCTGAAATGCAAAAGTCATCACTGACGGTTGTATTTTATTTTTCTTCATCGGGGAATATTTCCTCTTCGCCATGACCCGAGGTTGGGTCAACGGTTAATAACGGTTTCATTTTCAGAGACTGAGAAACCTCTCGTATTGCACGCCAGTGGGTGAAATAACATTCCGGATCCATTGAGCAAATCTCGGAAGGTGACAAGCCCTCTCTCAAATAAGAAAGAGCACGTTGTTTTGGAGAAAAAGTCGGCGCTTTTTCCTTTCGCCATACTCCCAGTTCTGGAAGAACCAGAATACGAGTTTCAGTTTTACGAGAATATTTACGTGCGTCGTCACGTGTTCCTCGCCTGAACTCGAGGTTCGATGGCAATATCTTGTATACCTCAGACAGCCTCTTTGATTCGGCCCACTCGGTATACGCTTGGATGTGAAGTTTCCCAGTATCGGGTGACCGCTCAATCTGAGCAATCCCATACTTCAAGCCGGGGGCTTCTGATAATTCCTTCCAGAAGTCAGTAAAGGCGGAGATAAGTTCCGCTTCATCATCTAGATCGTCGTAGCCAATATGCTTGGGCCAGACGGTTGAAACCCAGTGGCGTTTCTGTTCAGAAGTCATCATAAAAACCTCGATTCTGAAAGCACCTTCAACCTGCGACAATGAGCGCAGCGCACAGGTTGATTACGTAGCAGCCTACCGTCGATTTCGACGGATTCATGAAATAACTCATGAGCGCAAGCATACAGCCCAAAACCTACGCATTTGGGCATCAGTAACACCCGCAGTCATTTGGCCAACAATGGCGGCAAATTCGGTTGTTAATGTTCACATCACACTTAGGGCTCGCAGTCACTCGCATGTTAAGTGTTAAAAGGGGGGGGGTAATAATACTAACGCTGAAAAAGCGCCAGTTGCCCCCCCTTATTCGCTTCGCTCAATCATTCCAATCTCTGTAAATCAGAGATATTTCATAAACAGCATAAGCAGACAATAAACCGACTGCTAAAGCATCACCGATCGGCAAAGGGCCGTCGGCTAAAGCAAGAGTGCCTGCCCACGTAGCAGCGGTGGTGGCACGGCGAAGTCTACCAGGGATAGCAATCGCTTCTGATAAACTCAGGCCTCCGGCGGACCCTGCGGGCTGCTTTTGAGACCTTGAAAATCCTTCGGGGGTCTCGGTATCCATCATAATTAAAGAGGATAAACCAGTAGGGGATGGGCGACCGTATAGACGTTCAGTTTCATCCAACTCACAGGCAATAATCTCACCTGAAATCTCAAAAAACGATTGGCTCATTCAATCCACTCCGCATCACAACAATTGCAAATGCAATGTATAATCTCATCATCAATAACTATCCGAGTGAAATTCGGATCACAGTTGCACATCAATACCGCTTCCGGTAAGTTGATTTTTTAGAAGATGCAGCTACCAATTTTTTAGTAGACTTTTTCTTATTCGTATATCTATACTTCATCATCTTTCCATTCTTATGCTTGAATGTTTTTCCATAGTTATATTTAGCCATCAGACACACACTCCTGCTAACAGGGCGACAATTTTGTCACTTACACCCAAAAGGTGTAGAATTAGAGCACCGAACATATATTCGAAACGGCGTTCTTTCAAATGATTAACCATTGAACCAGCAGTTACTGATTCTTTTACGACTGTAGTATCTATCATAGGATCACATATCCGTCATAGGTTCACA